CCACCTAATTGCTTTACAACTGGACCTGCTTTAGGAATCGCAATCGTTAAATCTTCAATAGATACAACAGTTTGGTTTTCTACTGCGTTTAAGAAATTAATCTTTTTTGTTAAATCTTCTGCTGCTACACCAAATGCATTTGTTAAAGATATGGTTGTTTCTAAAGCCTGTTCTTGTTCAACTCCACCGAGGACTGCAAGACGTGTTGCCTGATTTACTTGTGCTAATAGATCTGCACCCATCTTACCGCTTGCTGCAGCAGATGCTGCCATCTCCATTGTCTTTTCAACAGCAACGCCGTACTTTGTAAATTCTTTTGCAAGTAACTGAACCTCTTTAAGCATTTTATCTGTTTCTTCGCCAGTAGTAAACATTTCACCATAAACACGCTTAAATCTAATAGCCTGTTCTTCTAACTTCATGAATGTCTTGGCTGCTGCTGTTCCAAGATACATAAGTGGTATAGTAAAACCAACCATTAACTGACGACCAGCCCACTGAGTATTCTTACCAAAGTTAAGTAGGTTTGTTGATCCTTGCTTTAATAACTGATTTAAAAGTTGTTGTCTCTGTGCTGCAATCTGAGTTTTAGTTGCAAGGTTTTCCATATCGAGGGCTAGTGGTCTAACTGCAATTGCCTTCATGGCGCCATTTGCATCACGGCCCATCTTAATATATTGTGTTTGTAAAGTTTTTACTCTTTCACGAGCAACCTTTTCAATCGTATCAAACTCGGATCTAAATAATCGTCCAAAAGTTTTTGTAGATGCTCCAGCATAGCGGAAATACTCCCGCATTGTAAATTTATTTTTTTCTAATGCATTTGTAAAAGATTCTGTAGTGGTTTTAACTGTTCGCATATCTGCTGCGAACTTGCCAGTTGCATTAAGAGAATTAATTAAGTTTTGTTGTAAATTGGCAGATACTGCTGAAGCAGCAGCACCACTTTTTGCCATTGAGGTGTGAAAGGCCGATATCTGTCGCTGAAGCGCCTTTATACTTGCTAACGCTTCCGACGTATCTATATTTACTTGAATATTTGACTGAATATCAGCCATTCACCAGCACCTCTATTAACTGTTTGTTACAAGACTGCCTACTAGCGATGCATCAGTTAATTTGATTCCAGATGCTTCTTCGACAATTTTGTATACAGTTGGAAGATCTAGATTTTCCTCTAGAGCATCCATATCTTCTGAAAGTTCAGGCTTGTATTGCTTCATAGCAATAGCAACGCACTCCATCAAAAGATTCATTGATTTTTCGTTATCTTCTGCCACTGCTGCGATACCCTCGAACTTCGACATAAACTGACGAAGTAGAGAGATCTTCAAAGGGCGTACCTTGATTTTTGTTCCATCTATTAATGTTACCGTTTTTTCTTCATGTACGGTAGTAGCCATTTATTTCCTCCTTATAAGGTTGAATTAATTATACCATAGTGGACTTTTATTTTTTGGTAAGGTCTTCATAGTCTAGACCCATGCCAATACCAAATCCAGCCTTTTGTGCATTTATACCCTGTAGTGCCAAAACATCCTTAGAGTTTTCTGCCTTACCTTTACTAAATACCCTAGCCTTCATTTCTTCCCAAGCATTAGATTTATTTGATTGTTTATCTAAATCTACCCCCTGTATTGCAGCCAGAAATTTCTTTTCTGAATAATCGAGTTCTCTTTTTATTTCTAATGTTGCAAGCATTTCTGGCATAGATAAAGATGTCTCTAATTCCTCATAATCTTTCCAAATACCTAGCAAAAACGTTTCAGATTCTAGTTTTGCTAAATCAAGGGTATCCCAGGTTGTTCCACTATCTGTTGCCTGTTTTTTAACTGACTTATCAGATTTAGCATTTACCTTAATGCCTGCTGCTATATCCAATATTTTGTAAATACTTGGTAAATCTATACTATCTTCTAAATCTTCAATTGTTTTAATTTTAGGATAATATTGCTGCATTGTAACTCTTGCACATTCTGCTAGAAGCGAAATAGCCTCATTATCATCTTTTGCATCTTTTACCAATTCAAATGCGGACATAAACTCACGAAGGTATTTTATTTTTAATGGAGTAAGGGTTATTTCTTCTCCATTTACCAATGAGATTTTTGCAGTGTCGTATATTTTTGTTGCCATTATATATAAGTATACCAAACAGAAAAGCCCAACCTTTTGGGCTGGGCTAATCTTTTTATTAAATTGTATTATAGGGAACGATCTACGATCTTTCCATATGACGCATTGTCGTTTGGAAGAAGACGGAATGAAACTTCAAACATTGTTGCTTCATCACGCTTTGCTCCTACTGTTACACTTTCAATTGAAAGTGCACGATATGCGACATAAATTCTTTCAACGCTGTCAGATTCTGCACAGTCTCCTGTACCAGGTCCAACTGCAACTAAACCACGCTCTACTGGACATTCGCCAATATCGCCTGCGGATAAGTTAAGTGTTAGATTTCCACCTGATGTTGAAAGGTTGTCACCCTTGCCTGCAAGTGCAAACAAAAGGTTTTCCAGAGTTGCTTCAGCGAATGTAGTGTTAAGATTAACCTGCATTCCCTGCTTGTACAACTTGGCAACGTCAAGAACCTGGTCTACCTGGACTTCACCGAAGTCTGGCTGAAACTGAAGTTCAAGGCCGTTCATGGTATAACCTACGTTACGGAAACCTTCTCCTGGTTGGCCTGCGCCATTGTCAGAAAGTGTTTCTCTGTAAGATACACCTGCAGAATATCCTGGAAGGACACCTGTTTCTGGAATAATGCCGTCCTCATACGTAAAAAGTGCTGCTGCACCTACGATGATTTGTGTACTATCACCACGTGTATATGCCATATATTTCACCTCTTTTTTTCTATAGAAATAAAAGGCGTGTTTCCTCGTTTATAATTATAACAGCCTTTTTAGGATTTATGCCAGTCGTAGTCTATGATTATTTTATTGCCAGCAAAGGTTCTAGCCGTTCCAAAGTCTATAATGTCCCTGGTTTCTTCTAATTGATAAATTTTAATATCATGAAAAAATACTGGCAAAAACTCTTTTTCAATATTGCCAGCAGAGTCTCGCTTTATATATTTTTTATCTCCTTCTGGGCCTTCTAATCTTGCCGTAATCCAAGCGTTTAGTTCTTGTGCAGACTCATCGCCCTTATCCAAAAGATCCTGAATTTTTTGAGTGTGCTCAATTAATAACTCTGGATCTCCATCAACTTTATAAAAATAATATAATAATTGCTCACACTTAATGTGTGGGAACGCAGTTCTACGCATCTTAAACATTCTATCAAATACAGCAAACATTCCATCTGGAAAATATTCTGTTAATGAGTGTATGTCAGTTGGCATAGTTGGAAAAAATGGTAGCGCATTTCTGCCAGACATTTCTAGTTTATCTTTTAGGTATTCATTAATAAATATGGGTGGATAATAAATAGCCATTATGCACCAACTCCTACATTAGCGATCCATCTGTGTCCTGTTTCAATACCCTTAGATCTACCCGCTCTTTTGCCAGCAGGAAGATTCTTTTTATATGCTACTGGATTTTCTAAATATTTAGCAACTCCACTGACTCTCAAAAATGCCTGTGTAAAAAATCTATTAAAAAACTCATCAAATGTTTTTTCAAAACCGCCTTGCACATTATCTCCGCCAGGATTACTTATTTTTATTGGTCCTTGTGTAAAGACTTCTTCTCCGTTATCATTGAACGCTAAAACTTGAGCCTGTCTTGGTCTAATAACTACTGGAATTCCTGCTTCCATAATTCTTGCTTTATCATAAAATGGAACACGAGATCCACTTTTAATAGATCTTGATTGTGAAAATGTTGACTTAAAAGAAAGACCCAAACCACTAACAGTATAATTTATATCAAACAATCTAGCATTTGGACTTCCAGTTTGATCCCACTCATAAACGTGGTGCAAGATTCCAGGATTTACTCTTGCACTTGAATCTATATATTCCTTCATTAATTCTACAGTCTCTAATCCAATAATCTTTAGAAAGTCTGTCTTTCCTTTTTTAACCCCGTCTAAAAATCCAATAGAGTAATCTATGATATTCTTCATATCTTTTTTAAACATCTTATTATCAAATGTTATTCTCATACATCTACCGCCTGATTTTCTGATCTACGGATTACTAACTTATAATACTCTATATTTCCGAATGGGCCAGTAAAAGGATCTTGTGTTGCTATTTCAAAAATAGTAGACTTGCCTGCACGTGGCCCAGATGTTTCTGTATAGATTTCGTTACAATTTTTATCACGAATATTAGTAATAATAACATTTGTAATTGAGTTTCTAGCGTCTAAACTTGACATGCGTATATCTGTTTTTGCTCTTCCAAGTAAAAGTTTATCCTGTGTTATATTTATATTTGGCATAACCTCTTCTTTAAATGCTGTGCCTGCTGCATTAAATGAACATGCAATTGTACGATCTAAAACCCAAGTCTTTTTGACATTTCCATATGCGCCTTGCTCGACTATTGGATGGTATACGTCAGCAAGCATTGGGAAGGCGAAGTCTGGTGTTTCGCATATTACCATTACAACACCCCGATATATTTAATAGACTTTTCATACTTAGAAAGTATCTTGTCTACGATTAGGTTCCCTGTTCCACTAAACATTGATTTATCAAATTGTATTCTAAATTGATCTGTATTGTATGCAGCAATATATCTTTTATAATAATCCAACTTGCCACATTCTATATCATGAATCAATAGTTCTGCTGCTCTTGTAATATCAGATGGCAGCGATGGGTATCCAGTTGCAACAATTAATTTATAATCCCAACCTTTTGGAAATCCTCTTGGAGCATAATTAAATTCTACAATATCTGTTGGAGATGAAGGGAGAATAATTCTTGCAGATTCATCACGATTTACTGCTTCGGACGATGCCATAGTTATGGCAGTCTTGTCATCAGTCAGTATGTATTCTACTGCATAATCATCTGGATTATCTGCATCCCAAACCAAAATATTGTTTTCATAAACCTTTAATACTTTGTGCACTTCTTTCCAAACAGGAATATAGTCTAAACCTAAACCTGTTGTTTCAATAACTTCTTTTTTATAATAAAATTCTTCACTGTCTGCATCTATAATTGCTCTTGCTAATTCTTCATTTGAAGCATACTCAGATATTTCTGATGCGACAGTTCCATGATTGTTTGGATTTGAATAGGGTCTTCTCAATTCATAAAAATATGAGTTACCATTAATTACTAATTCATAGTCATTATCGTAGATAGATGGTAGATTTATTGTAACTTTAGACGATGCATTTGATGTTACCGTCCCATTTATTTCTGATGAGTCCGCCAAATCAATAACTGTATAATCATATTCTGTTGATGCATTTGATACATCTACAGATACAGTTATTGGAAATGGCGGAACTCTCAAAATTTCCATTATTACTTACCAAATTCCTTTGCGACTTCTTCTGGTGTAGCAATACGGCAATGATCACGTGTTAGCCATTTATCGGCAGCATCTTTTTCTACAATGTTATAGCCACGATAAACTTTTCCAACACCGTTCCATGTTACGTTTTTGGTTGAATAAATAGCAACAGTTTCTGCCTTTTTAGCAGCAGATTTCTTAGCAGCAGACTTCTTAGGTTCTGGCTTGAAAACAGTTGCGCCAATAACTCCATTTTCTACAATCCCCATTGCTGGAACTTCTGAACTAGCAAATGATGGGGCTGTAATTACATTCTCTGCTGGAATAATAGCCTCTCCTTCAGCAAGTGCTGCTGGAAGTTCTACTGGGGCAACTGGGGCCTCATATACTGGTGCAGGAACTTCTTCTGGTAGTTCTGGTGCCACATATGGTGCGATTTCTGCTTCTGGTGCTGTATATTCTACTGAACCATTATTGTTTTCTTCTGACATTTATATACCTCCTGTATGTCTATTATAACAGAATACTAAAAGTAAGAGGGGGAGGAGATATAACCCCTGCCCCCTCTCAAAAGGTACTGACTACAGATTATACATCTGCTGCAGCATCTGCCCACGCAATTGCGTCTTCTTCTTCCCATTGAATACCGAAGCGGACGAATACTGTGTATTCAATTGTGTCCTTCTTCGCAACGTATTCACGGTTGACGACGATATCACGCTGGAAGCCCCAAACACGGTTCTGTGGGAATGTCAAATCGACATATCCTGCAGGGTAGTAAGGAACTTCTTGTACATCAATTCCGAGTACACGAGTTGTACGTGCTCCACCGAATGTCTGTGCGCCACCATCAAGGTATGCTTGACGGTTTGCAGAAGTACCAGCGACACGGCCAGCAAATGCTTCTGCTACTGCATCAGCAAGTGTTCCGTTGTTCTTGACAATACCTGCGAATGCGTCTGTACCTGCGTAGAACTTAAGATTGTTCTTAAGTGCACGATACTTACGTGGCATTGCAAGGATAATGTTTTGCATAACTTCTGGTGTCCATGCATTGTCTGTAACTGTAACTACAGACTCATGGGAATCTCCATTATCCTGGTGCTTCTTGATGAAGCCAGGCATAATTGAGAGGAAGTCACCTGTTGCGCCATCGCCATTAATAGCGAGGTCTTCAATATCGTTAGCGAATGCGTTAGTCATCAATCTAACAAGATGATCTTCTAATGCAGCCCCCTCGACATTGTCTTCAAGTGCTTCTGCTGAAACTTCCCAATCAAGGCGAAGTTTCTTTGTTGTTAATTCGACCTTAGAGAAGGTTGCGCCTGTGTTAGTATAGTTACCAACTGCTTGTGCAGCAGCACGGATTACACGTTCACCTACGTTGATCTTCTCCAATTCCATGGTGTTTGCTCTCATGGTCACACGACGACCATCCTGGGCGAGAACGGTTGCATCCCACACATAGTCAATAAAACGTTGTGCTTGTTCAGGACGTAGAATTCCGCTTGCAGCATCACCCGAA